AACAGACATTACGCACTCAACGCAATTTATCGGTGAAGACGAAGGTCATAGCATTAGAGATATTCTCAACAGTGCAGAACTTGCCGATTTACTCGGAGATTTAGACAAACAAGGCGATATTGTATATGGCGCATCTTACTTTGATAAGCTATACTTTCACTTCCTAGATACACACCCTGACGAAATTCCAGTTGGTTCACGAACTGGCCGTCCTGACGATGTTGATGGCTACGTACTTGATAATCTAGAACGTGACTATGGCGATGAAGTTAAATCAATGATTGATCGTGACTTGACAAATCGTAAGCACGGAGTAGTCGAAGACGAGGAGTTTATAGATGACAAACTCCGATCAGGCGAGATAGATACTGATGATGTAGATTGGGATGAAGAACTAGGCGAAAGCCCAATGGATCCTGATGTATGTAGAGATTGTTTCAAAACCCCTTGTGTATGTAGTGAAGATGATTGGGATGAAGACACAGAGGACGACGAACACTACAACATGAAGGACGCCGAAGCAGAAGAATTTGAAGGCCGTACAGTTTTCATTACAGATTTATACGATGGTGATGTATACGGTATGCTTGACGGCAATCGCTTTATGATAAGTAGCCCAATTGATCGAGGCTACGGAGTTCACAATGTTACTGATGATGAAATTGAAATTCACGATGCAGATTACGCATTAACTCCAGACGATGAAGATTTTTTACGTCGCTTTCATCTTGGAGATGATGAGGAAGGCGAATGGGTTGATGAAGCTCGTGGTGATGTACCAATGAGTCAAGTTCCTGATCGTGTTAAAAAAGCTATGAAAGACAATGATTGGAAGCCATGCGAATACTGTAAAAATTGGGAAGATGGATTTGATCCTCGTCCTGCAACATATGGTAACATGTGTCCAAAGTGTGACAGTGCGCCGCCTCCAACAATGTGGATGCGTGGCGAGAGCATTAGCGAAGACGAACTTGGTTCATGGGGGAACTGTAGACGATGCGAAGGACACGGAACTCACTTAGGAATAGAGTGTTGGAAGTGTGAAGGCACAGGCAATGAAGAACTTAGTGAAGATACAAACGACGAATCAAAAGCTACACAGGATGTTACAGCTATTATTGATGCATTCTTTGATGGATTACTAGTACTTAAAAAACGGTCGCCGTTCAAGAGTAAAAAACACCCAAGTACACTCGGATTTCGTTTCGATCTTAGAAAAGGCGCATATAACGAATTTAGAGAATTTACACTTGCGCTTCGCAGACAAAAGATTAAGAAAGCTGACATTGCAAACGTACTCGAACGACAAATCCGAGAAGCAGGGTATACATTTTATAATCCGTTTCCTAAAAGGAATCCTGTTAAGGTGCAGGCAAGTCACGGTGGTCTCGGCAGCGATTATCCGCATGTGGGATTTGTATTAGATTTCGAAGGCGACTCGATATACAAAAGAGGCAGCATGGATCAGGATGGCAATGTTGACAAGGTTATGAAAGAACTAGATGAAGGTGCTAACGATAACTGGGGCGTAGGCGACGTTGTGGTTGCCGCTGTCAGGGGCAGGTACGGCGAGCCACTGAAAGTAACTGGTGTTTACGGCGATCAAGTTAGAGTAGTAGATGATTACGGTAATTCTGAATTAATGTTTCCTGAGGATCTAAGACTTGCACCAAACGAAGTGAGTGAAACAGGCTGGGACAACGTAGTGGCTAGTGACGATGATGAGGAAGACGATAATCGCGAAATAAAAGATAGGCATGCAGAACGTCCTCACACTCCAGGTTACAACAAACTTGGTAGCGGTGCAAGAGCAGCAGCAGACAGCAGGGCACAAGCATTTATGTTTGACGAAGACAGCGATCCCGATGGTATGGGCAGCTACGATATTATTTGGAACGACGAAACGTGGAAGGAAGCTATTCCTTATAACATAGCACAAAAAGAAGTTGATCGTATACTGAATATAATTGATGATAGTGCGCTACAAGCACACGATAACAACGATCACCTCAAGACAAGGAAAGAAGCTGAAGGCGATACAATGACTTGGACTGTTCACGATCATATTGATGGAGACCATCAAGTAATTCGTGTTGAGCCTAGTGACATGCCTGCGGGCTACACTGGCGAGAGCATTGTGCTAGACTCGATTGTAGAATCTGTGCTAGAAGAATATCCAGGCCAACCAAAAGATTATGCGGTATCTGATAGTGAAGTTGAAGTAGAAGATGAATTCGAACAAGATCGCATTAATCCAGAAATTGAAGATGAAGAACTAGGACTACGCTTTGACTAATTTATTTGAAGCTCGTGGCATTGCTGCTAGAGAAACTATCGTTGCAGATGGTAGTGGCGCAATATTTGCTAACAAAACAGGTGAAGAAATTGAACTGTATGACATGTTCTATTTTCCTCCTGAGGCCGGCAAGTATGAAGATGATGTTAAGGGCGAAGTCGATATTCCTATCAAGGGTAGAGATAAAGCAGTAGCAGCAGTCGCAGAGTGGCTTGAGCAAAGCGGCATCAAGCCTGAAAACTTCACGATGGTAAACGCACCAATGAAAGCGGCAGCCGTCAGTGTTTGGAAAAATAGTGCAGGTGAATTAGTAGCATTCGGTCGTTATGCAACGCAAATACGACCAGGCGCACTAGGCATTCATTGGCCGAATACTCGATTCACAAAAGAAACAGGATACTCGTCAGAGGATACAGTTTCAAAATCTGAAAACATTGCGCTCAAACCGTCAGACCTATTTACAAGTGATCCGCTAACAGTTCCGGAAATACTGACAATCGTAAATGATCTTCCTGAAACATTGCCAGAAGACATTAGAGAGATTGTTCCTGCTATGCTTAATGCTGTAGCACGAGGCGAAGAAACATATGTCCCAGGTGCTAATGAACATAGACAAACACTTGAAAAGTATGTCGGTGAATACGGTGCTGCTATTGCACTTATTACAGGCAATTTTGTTAGTGGCAACTATGATGATGTTGCAACAGAAGTACTTGCGCCTCAAGGCGCAGACTGGTCAGATATGACACTTGCACAATTCCCAACAAGCACTACACAGGCGCTAGTTGACTCGTATGTTTTGTCTGAAAGCGGTGCGCGAGTAGCTGTAAGTTCTAAAGCTAGAGCCGGTGGCGCATCTGCAAGTCTAGCATCTGTAGCAAAAATTCTAGATGATAAAGCTGACAAATTTCCTGACGGATTTCTAGCAAAGAACGAGGAACTAATTCACGGCATCAACTTGCTAGCAAAGAATCCTGCGAAGGAAGGCGTCTACAAGACAGGCAAACTGTACAAACTTGTAAGTGATGCTGATATTAAAATTATTAATTACCTAATCAAATCCTTTGACAAGGATGAAAAGGTATTGACTGTAAGATTGAAAAAGTTAGCGGGAACATATCCGTCTAAAGAGTTCGTACACAAGACGATATTGCACCCAAATTACAACTTAGGCTATAGACTACTAGCAGCCCTAGCTCGCAAGGTGAGTGATAAACTCAACAGCCTTGATCCCACAGAGCTATTCCGCGCTGTACTCGCACAGAGTTCTATGTGCCAAGTTTACGCAAAGACACAGAAACGTGGTGATTCGTTAGCGTTTGTTGATTTTAAGGTTGTGTTCCCAGCTACATTTACAGGAACAATCATATTTGACGCACAGACAAATTACTACAGCACACATTTGCCGAAAGGGCGAATTGCATTTAAGCTAAAGAGTTAAGTTATGCCAACATACACATATTTGTGTCGCAACGAAAAGTGCGCGCACCAGTTTGAAGCCGGTCAAAAAATGTCCGAAGAACCTATTACTAAATGTCCCGAATGTGGTAAGAAAACACGCCGCATTATTACAGGTGGAAATTTCATATTGAAAGGTGAAAAGTGGTTTTCTAAGGGTGGAGAGTATTAAGACGTATATTCGCCCTTCAGCGTAATATTTGCCAGTTCATGCGCATCCCGAGTTTTCAGACTAACTGGTCCCTCTCCCTGATTCTTCTTTTTCTTCTTCTGCTTTGCAGCAAGAGTCTCAGAAGGCCGTTTGCGCTTTCCTGCTAGTGTCTTTGTTACTTTGATTTCCGATAATCTCATACATGTATTTATCACAATAGCTTGACAAAAGCATCACGATCCATTATAATGTACAACAATGGAGAATAATAAATGACTGACTATATAACCAAGCTATTGCAAGACTCACTGGTAGTGGACACAGAGACAACTTCACTAGATTTCAGAGAAGCGGAAGTAATTCAATACGCATCAGGTTCAGCACTTTCAGTACTGGAAACTATTGCTACAGAAGATTATGAAGTACCAGCAGAGTTTTACAAGCCTGCAAAACCAATTTCAGCAAAGATTTCGTCTATCACGACAATCACAAATCGAATGGTAGCTGATTGTGTAGATTTCAAAACTACACTAGATGATGTACAAGAAGAATTTAACCAATATAAGTACATGGTCGCACACAACGCATACTATGATGGTCGAATCTTTACAGAACACGATCTAATTACACCAGAAAGTCTCTGCACTTTGCGACTCTCAAGAAAGTTGCTTGCAGATGATCCAAACATCGAGGAGCATACGTTATCTTATTTGCGATATGCGCTAGACCTCCCAATTCCTGATGATATTCCTGCACATTTAGCTGACGCTGACGTAATGGTTACTGCATTATTGCTTGCGCATCTAGTAGGATTAGCAATCGACCAGGGCATACTCAATGATGATTCTGATTATGGTGAGCAACTAATCGAATACCTAGCAGCGCCAGTCGTAATAAAGATTATGCCATTCGGAAAGCACAAAGGCAAGAAGCTTACAGAAGTACCTATTTCGTACTGGCAGTGGGCGATGGACAAGATGGATTCTTTGAATGAAGAAGATCCTGCATACGACAAAGATTTTGCTGCATCAGTTTCGGGAGCGGTAGAGAAAATCTTAGAAAAGAACGCTAGCTGATTTCAGTTAGTTCTTGACCGCGAGCATCGGTAATGTGGTCTGCACGAACAGCAGTATGAACATTGCCAACATAGCCTGGACTTTTAGGCTGATCTTTAGGAGGAATGTTAGAGAACGAAGTTTCAGGACTACGAACAGGTTTGCGAAAGACAGAAGTACCCTTCGTCACCCTGTTAATCATTTGTTGACGTTTTTCTTGTTGCTGAACTGATTGTAACGCTTCTGGATTGAAGTCCGCGTCAATATCAGCTTGCCAACTCATATCAACCTCTTCTGAAATAATGTCTTTAATCTTCATATAGTAGTATTTATCACAAAAAGGAAATATAATGACTAGTAGCAATTTTTTGATTCCAATGGTAGTAGAACAGACCCCTCAAGGTGAGCGGTCATATGACCTGTTTAGCAGACTGCTAAAAGAACGTGTGCTGTTTTTCCGGGGTGCAGTTTCAGAAGAAATGGCAGATATTATCGTAGCGCAGCTACTTTTCTTAGAAGCTGACGCGCCAGAAAAGCCAATCAACATGTATGTTCACAGTCCAGGCGGGAGTGTAACAGCAGGTCTAGCAGTATACGACACAATGCAGTTTATCTCTAGCCCAGTATACACAATGGTTATCGGCAATGCTGCATCAATGGGTTCATTCATTGCAAGCTCAGGCGAACCAGGTCATCGTTACATTCTTGAGAATGCAGGAACGATGGTTCATCAACCTAGCGCAGGCTACGGCGGCCAAGCGACTGATATCCAGATACACGCAAATGAGGTGCTTCGCATCAAAGACCAGCTAAATACGCTATACGCACGACACAACTCTGCTGGATTAACGAAAGAAACGATTGCAGAAATGCTTGAGCGCGATAAGTTCTTGACTGCAACGGAAACTGTGGAACTCGGATTTGCAGATTGCGTAGCTAATTCAAGAGAAGACATTTTAAAGGTTGAATGAACACAGTAGTTATAAAGATACCTTCACACGCCATTCCAAGTCAAAGTAAGCACTTGGAAGCGGCGGTGGAGTTAAGGAAGTGGTGTCACGATTACTCAAAGAATGACTGGCGCAGTTTCTTCATGGCTGCTACTGAACATGACCAGCAAGCACAGCTGGATAATGCGCGAGCAAGCTTTATTGGATTCACGTTTGATGATCCAAAAGACGCATTCGCATTTAAGTTGAAATTCGCAGGTAATAAGCATGAGTGAAACGCAAATTATCTGGCTTGCAGTTTTCGGAATAGTATTACTTTGGGTATTTATAAAATTTGCTTGGTTACCGTATAGATTGAACTTAGGCAAAAAAGTTAAAGTAAAAAACTATCCGATTGACAAAAGAAATAAAGAAAAGGAAATAGAGTTATTAGCTAATTTACTGCAGGATATTAAAGACAACACATACGCATGGACGTATACAACTTATGATATGAGTAGCATGGCGGCAGCGTCGATAATAAATGATGTGAAAAACATCGCAATAGTAATCGGCTCACAGAGTATGTTAAGAACGACAAACAGCATAGCAGTAAGCTATGGGTTAAAAGATATTACAAAGTATAATCAGCATTCAACGGATAATGTATGCGTACACATTCAAGGAAAACACGTAACTGATTTTTGTGTTCAAGTAGAAGATTGCTTAGATACAAGAGGACACGAACTAGATTATTTCAGAGAACAAATTAAGAGTAAATTATGAACAGATTAACAAAATGCAGACTTGTGGGATATTCGTTTCTGACGTTTGTTACCCTAGTTGAAATAGTTATGTTTTGCACAATGTTTCACATAGACGGTGAAAGCATAGGCAAAATGGTAGCAGTAATCATTACACCGATTGTATTCAACATTTCATTATGGGTGATCGCGATTCTATACTACAAAGTCAAACATAAAACACCATCACAGTAAGGAACACACATGCTACACAAATACACAAAATTCGTAGACGGAGTTACGTCTGATGCGAGTAAAGACACGGAAGTGCTAATCGAACAGATCCGCAAGCTTGAATCACAAGGGTGCAATTTTGCACGACTAGATACGGCATTCACTGGCTTGGCTAGTGAATCAGGTGAATCTGCTGACCTTATTAAGAAACTAAAATATCATGGCAAAGATTACACGCCTGAGATACGCGACCACCTAATCAAAGAACTAGGTGATGTTGCATGGTATTGGGCACAAGCATGTATCGCTCTTGAGATTGATCCTGAGGATGTGTTAATTAAGAATGTAAACAAACTTGAAGCACGATATCCTGGCGGCAAGTTCTCAATCGAAAAATCAGAGAATAGGAAAGTCGGCGACATCTAAGTGATTAATACTAAGAAAGCAACATTGCCGATTGTGAGTGGCGGCTTTGATCCGCTGCACAGCGGCCACCTTGATATGATCGAAGAAGCATTTTATCTTCGTGGATTTTGCAGAGGTATTGTTGTTCTTCTAAACAGTGATGCATGGCTTACACGCAAGAAAGGCAAGCCGTTTATGCTATTTGCAGAACGCAAACGCATCCTTGAAAGTTTAGAGTATGTCATGGCTGTTGTTGAATTTGACGATTCTGACGATACGTGTATTGATGGCCTCGAAAAGTCCAAGCAACTATATCCGCAATTCACTTATCTATTTTGCAATGGCGGAGATCGTACAGAAGACAATATCCCCGAAGCTAATGTTGAGGGCATTACTTGCCTGTTTAACATTGGCGGTGGCAAGAGTAATTCTAGTAGTGAGCTAACAAGTGAGCAGCGAGTATGGGGCAGTTACCAAGACCTGTACCAACAACCAGAATGCAAAGTTAAGGAACTTATTATCGCCCCCAATTCAGGAATCAGTTATCAGCGTCACGAACATCGGTCAGAACTTTGGTTTGTACGTGAGGGTTGTGTAAACGTCAAATATACGCAAGGCAAACCTGAGGGCGGTTATACAATAGGACTTAGCAAGCACGACACATTCATAGTGGAACAAGGCGCGTGGCATCAATTGTACAACACAAGTGAATCGAACTGCTACATAATCGAAATTCAATATGGGTCCGAAACCGTCGAAACTGACATTGAGCGCACATCGTATTACACTCCGACCATCGCCGATTAAACGCCATATTTTCTAAAATCAATGACTTACGTGAACTACAGGAAACGTAGGCGCTGTAACCTGTTGATTTATAAGGGTTTTTTGTTCTTGACAAGCGGTAAAATAACACGTATAATGCAATATACTGGAAACACATAGGTTATTGCTGCAAAGCTATACTGACCGCACTGAGAAGCAAACAGGACCCGCAAATGACAGATTCTACCGAAGATACAGGAAATCGTCGCCGTGCTACAGATGGCGTGTCAACTGACGAATCCCTCAATTTACTTTCCACTCTCGCATACGAATACGCATTGAGAAATCCAGATGTTGATATTCTTGAAGTCGAGAGCGCAATTATCAAATGTCGTGAGTTGAAAATTGACCCGACAGGAAAATACAGAACACTCAAGGGCGCGTAGCATGATTGAAAATGTCATAATTAACGGTGCAGCATGGCGCGAAAGCGACATTGAAACTTTGTTCGGTGACGAACAGGTGTTCTTTGCTGAGTCCGATGAAATGGGTGCATTGATGCGCGAGTTGGGAGTTTTTCCTTCTGCTAATGCTGCACGGAGAGCAGGTCGTGAAGGCGCGATTCCCGACGGTTGGACAGCAGAATTTAAGGCGAGCAAGAAACGCCGAATTTGGATTTGGAATCCTACAGAGTAAAGACAATGAAAACTTTTACTGTATATAGAACGCACAACGGACTCGGATATGGTCACGATACTGACAATTATATCCCTGTGCGTCGTGGCGGGAAGTCGGTTACGTTCAGAACGAAACCTGAAGCTGAGAAATGGATTGAAGACAATCCTGTGAAAAGCACAGCAGAAATTCCGCCTCGCTACGAAGTTAGGCGCACGATCAAAAGGCCGAAATATTGAGCATGATTTACTTTAGAACTTATGCAAAAGAAATTGGGTGCAAGAATGTCGATGAACTTGGCGATCTTGCTGTTTGGAATTACATTCTTGTCTATCAGGGCAAGGATCCGATTGTTGTGAGGTATTGAAAATGAGTAACGAAAATTCTACGATTTTGAAAATTCTTGAGTTCGAGGACGGATCAGGTAATGCTGATCTTGATACGCAGTTGGACGAGACTGCAACACTTCTTTTTGAGCGTCGGCAGAAATTCAATTCGCTCGAGGAAGTCGAAGCTGCATTGCAAGCTGGCATCTATGCGTAAAGCTATATTGCTTGTTGCATTGCTAGCGCCACAATCTGCAAATGCTGTAGATTTTGGCGGGTATGTCGGCGGATCACAAACGGGTGATGATCTGCAAACAGTACAGATAGGTCTGACAGTCGAATGGAAGTACGTAGAATTCGATTTGTCGCACGGCGTACAAAAGACGCAATGGCGCGTACCCGCTGAACCAGAATGGGAAATGGATGAATGGCAGAGTGGTACAACAGGTAGCTTTAGAATATATCCGTTCAGAACGGAGAAAATTCGCCCGCTGCTTGTGTGGACTCACGTTAGCGATATTGTGCGAGGCAGGCCATTCAACGATGAAAACGAACCGACTTCAGATTATTTCGGAGCAGGTGTAACAGTAGAATTTGACAGATTTGAATTTGATGCAACGTACGGTACTTTTGGACGCGAATGCGATATTACTAAGTGTTCGCCTGGATCGAGAACGAATGAATTTCAAATAACTTTTAGAGGCTATTTTTGGAAGTGAAATTACTAAGTGCAATTATTGTGTTAGATTTCGTAGTTATTTTCATAGCTATTCTATACGTTATTGGACTTGAAATTTACGAAGCGATCAAAGGCTGGCGACATGAACGACAAGTCGAAAAAGCTGAGTTTATCAGAAAATTGAAAGGCAACAAGAATTATGAAATAGTTGAGACAATTCTTAACGGCAAAATGAGACAAGTTGAACGGCGAATAAAATGACATTTGAAATTTCAATGATTCTTTTGGCAGGTGCGACGATTACGTGGACATTTGTGTGGTCGCGTCAACAGAGAGAACGCAAGGCTCGCGAGAAATTTAAGCGTGAATTGCAAGGCTACAAATTTGGTAGCTTGAAAGAACTGAAAGATCACTGGCGTCCAACAATGACTATTAGTTTCGGCAAAGGCGACAATGAGTTTGATCCGAATTATCACGGCAACTTGCTTGAAACATTAAGGATCATTGATGAAGCAGTCAAGCAGGAAGTGATTCGATGGAATTCATAACATATGAAATTGCGCTCTTTTCAGTTCCAGCTTGTGTTTTCGGTTGGGTTATTTGGGAACAGATTAAGATGTATCGAGAACGCAAACGGCAAGAATTTAAACTTCGTTTGAAGTACGGTGAGGAGTATGATAGCAAAGTAGTGACGATGTATTCGTAATGAGATATTTTGCAGTAAAAAATTCTCCTTGGTTTCAGGTACACGCATACGAGTATGGCGAGAATAGTAATCAAGTATACGAAATAACGAGCAGATATGCGTTAGAACTGTACAAAGGATTGAGCAAGGCAGGACAATATAATTTGATAGCTGTACCTAATCACAAAAAAGGTACGCTAGTTAGAGGGAAAACATTTAGTGTTTGGGGTGAGATTATCACGCCAGAAGAATGTTTTAACAGACGATTGAAAGGCAATTTAGCAAAGAAAATTTTAAACAAGAGAATAGCAGATGAATGAGAAAATCAGAGAACTAGAAGCGCAGATCGAGCGATATAAGACTATTGCGATTGGCCTGAAAGTCGATCTCAATATTCGTGATGCACGGATTCGTGAACTTGAACGTGAGCTTATGAATGAGCGGCGTCAAGTACGGTCGCTAGAAGTTAACACGCAGACCGTACAGAAGCTTGAGATTCTTGGCGATAGCGAGGATGACGACGGATTCGATCCGCGTCAAACTGGTACGTTTAACAGCCCTTGGGCAAAAGTAAGGAAGTAAAATGAACGAAGAACTACGCTTGTACACATTTACAAACTTTTACTTGTCTTCGATACAGCAGGGCATTCAGCCTGCTCATTCGCAGAACGAGTTGATGATGGCTGCTTCGCTTGGCGAAACTACTGACAACGAATTGCTATACGATTGGGCAGAGAATCATAAGACGATAATTTGCTTGAACGGTGGCGACAACAAGGGTATCAAGGACTGGTGCGCATTTTTGCATCACACTAATAACCCGTTTCCGTTTGCTCCGTTCTTTGAGTCGGAAGACGCACTCGGCGGAATAATGACTTCTGTTGCAGTCGTTTTGCCTGCATTTATTTTCGATACCGCACCATTGCTGCGCAGGCTTCATAAGTTGCCTGAGGGTGTGACTTACGTTCACGACAAGTTGCTCGGAGAGCATCGAATCACACGAACACTAGATGATGGTGTTCATGTCGCAACGTACAATGACTGGAAGATGGAGCTTATGGAACGCTTGAACAAGTGTGGCCTAGCGAGGTAAGGATAATGAGTTGGAACAATAACAATTATTTCCGCGGCACTCAGATGCAAAAGGTTTCTGAGGTGCTATTCAAGGGTGCTAATACTAGCATTGCTAATCGAGTAGTTGCCAAAATGACGCCCGAGGAAATTCTTGAACGTCTCGGAGACATTAAAAAGTTGTCAGCCGATACGCAAGCACAACTGTTGGTTGCGTTTCCGAAGACACGCAAGATGATTGATGTGAGTAAGCTAAAAGCTGACCATCGCACAATCATTCTATGCCACCGTCCGACAATTGCTGCTATGAAAAAGTTTGACTGGAATGCGAAAGACCTCAAGCTTAAGCATTATGAGCATGTTTTTAAGTTGGGCAACAACAAGATCGTGCAGAACATGTACGAGAATATTAGTGACGAGAAGCTTGCATTATTCGGAACGCGAGAATGGGAGAATTTGCTGGGCTTTTGTCGTAATGCAGCACGACGCCTTGACATTAAGACTATTCGCAACCAATCACACTTGCGTCAGCTTGTTTTGCGTAAGCCGCATATTATGAACTACGCAACGATTGAAGATATGCAGAACTGCACCATTGATGCCCCGACTTGGATTCGCATTATCACAAAAATGGCTGTGAAAGATCGCAGACACATTCCTGCAGGATTTAAGGATTGGGTTGCTCGCGACGTTTTCAAGCACAAGCTGAAGGGTCGCAAGTTCAAGAACTTCGCGCCTGACTGGTCAAACGGATTGCAAGAATGATGGCAGGACAGTTTAACTCTCCAAGAACGTTTAGTTGGATAACGAACGACGAGGAAATGAAGATCCACCTTCACTTTTTACAGGAGGTGGATCTTATGCATTCGGATATAGAAACGCACACGTATGTCCTCGCCCCAGGATATGTTCGACAAGAGGTCGGTTTCACGCAGCGGGATGAGGAATCATTAGATTTACTCATTGACCTAGACGAACTGAATGACACGCCGCTTCCTTTCGGACAGATCATGTTCTTTTCCTATTATGAAGCAGGTGAATTCATAATCGAAAGTGCAACAGCAGATTTCAACGCGCATAAGGCTGTATTAGCATTCGAATCATTCGGTTACAAGGGCGCAAGTTTACTAGCAAACTATATGCGAGTCTCAGAACAAGACAAATTCAAGCTTATGCTGAAACACGGGTATTGACTCGTAAAGCATATTCGCGTATAATATTAACATGGAAGAAGATACTCAAGAAATCGTGGAAATAGTCGAGGAGCAGCTTGAAGCTATTATAGAAGCTGCACCAGTAGAAGAATTACCTGTTGAAGCAATAGCTGATCCTGGTTTCTGGTCTTCAGTTTGGGACGGATATGTATTCGGACTAGATTGGCTTTTTCCTCTCATAATGGTTATCGGCGCTTACATAGTTTTACGTCACCTCATATGGAACTCATTACGATTCAACTATCGTCATTATCTTGAATGTGGCGAATTTGTATTGTGCTGGGGCGACGATGGAAATAGTAACGAAAAGAAAGAACGCAGAATAAAAATAGCAAAAGAAATAAAAGCTGATGAAGATTTCGTATCTTGGTTTGCAGCATTAATAATGACAGTAGTTGTACTAATTATCCATGCTCTAATTGCGCTCGCATGGCCGATTACAATAGTACTCGTAATGCCTTTGGCATTGGTCAGACTAATCGGATATCGCAAGCGCCGGAAAATCGAATTTAAGCAAAAGCTAAACGGGGATCATCTTAAAAAAGAATCGACAGCATGAGCATCTTTAAACGATTCGCAAGCGAGCCAGAACCAACTAAACAGGAGTTGGCAGATGCGCTTGCATTCAAGAACATACTCAAATACGGTGATAACGTCAATGCGAAATATAAAGAGTCGCGAAAACTTTATCAAGAAAGTCGAGACTTAGAAGCAGACGTTCAGAGAGTATTAGAAAAAGCGTTTCGTTACGAGACACGCGACGTAATGGACAACTGGACAAGCTTTAAAATAGCAACGTATAAAGACTGTACTAAATCACCAATCGGACAGTGTCTCTATATTTCATATTTCGGCAACGAGAATCCGCAAAGAGATGATAAACCATGTTGTCTCTGTTGTGACGAGGAACTATATTGAAAATCCCATTCTATTATAGAACACGCAATGAATTCTGCGAAGTCTCTGCCTACGTAGATGCTGTAAATGTGCAGATGCGAAAGTCATCAAAATTTCGCAACCAACACCTGTTGACCATTTACACGCGGTACTTATCTAATGACAACAGCACTTGGGACATGAAAGTTCCAAAAGAACGTGTTGGCGAAAAGAAATACATCGGCATAATTGTCGGGAACAAACACAGAATGAAAATATGTCACGTTCAACCGACCGACTTTCTGCAAGCTGCAGGATTAGAGCTTGTGCCGAATGTGGACGGCGAGACAAAGTATGATGGTGAGAAATCAACACATCCTACGATACTCAGAACACACGCAGAGTTTAAAACAATAACGTCAGTATTCAACAAACGTTACGGTCACGGAAATTGGCGAATGGTGGCTCCGAGGGGATTGCAGAACATATTAAAAAAGATTGAGCCGCTGCCCAATCAAGTAGCTCCGCCATTTACATTTGTTTTCAACGACTTTGATCGAGAACAATACATGGAACGATACCCTGGCGGAGTTCCCGTGACTATTGTGGTCAATGAACCGAATGCAAACATTTCCAAACAACTATTCAAAGTGGTATTGAAAGGATGACTGAGTGGAATAGAATTCATAATCGTGTGAATCTAAGCGGTGCAGATGGGTTTACGTTTCTCACGCTACCGTATATCACATTCCCTGAGGAAGATGCAAAAGCATTTATTAAGCGATTCGTGCCCGATGAAAAGCATGATAACGAATTCGCTATGAAGCGCGCAGCAGTCGATCCCGTATCGGCTATACGAATGTACTTGTGCAGAACTATGTCATCATCGTTTTGCATAGGTAGAGGAAGCCGTAACGATCAATCAGTGTTCTATATTGGGGCGCGGCGACCGCAAGACATATTTAAACTGTTACTTAAGATTCCTGAATCAGAGAAAGTAACTACGTGGGATTCGCAAATGGTCTTTACAGTTAGAGTAGCAGAGAATGATGATTTCAACCCAGACAAATTCAAAAACGGTACGATACTACGAGGAATGGTATAATGTTTACAATGGAAAATGGTGACCTGTTTGGAAATGTTGAACACGGTCTGATAGTACACGGCTGTAACGCGCAAGGCGTTATGGGATCAGGATTCGCGGCACTTGTACGAAGCAAGTATCCAGTCGCGTACCAAACCTACATGAATCAAGCTGACACAGGTTATATACTCGGCGAAGTTATTCCTGCGATTGTCGAACCTAATCTTGTAATCGTAAATGCGATCACGCAAGAGTTTTACGGAACAGATCGCGTACACGTTGATTACGACGCGGTTGCGCAAGCAATGAAAGGTGTCGAGCATCTTGCAAAGTCTCAGCTAATCAAAAGCGCAGACGTACATTTTCCGTTGATCGGTGGTGGTCTTGCTGGTGGCGATCAGTTTAAATTGGTCGAGCTTTTCGGAGATTGTTGGGGCGATAGCGACATAAACGCGAAGCTTTGGCTATATACTCCTTAGAAATCAACGACTTATAACCTATTGATTCTCAAATTGCTGCGTAAGTAGCTGATTCTTAACGGAATATAGTTGGATATTTTCCTTGACATAGTGGAAAAACTCCAGTATAATTATATTTCAGAATTAGGAAATGGACAAAATCATGGCAAAGCGATATTTAGAAGTACGAGAATCTAAGAGCTTGAGCATGTACGATTTTGATGGCTCGCTCGATGATGTTGCTATGTTTGTCAACGACCTCAAGCGCGAATATGGCGCAGATGCTATTCTTGACTTTTCACAGAATTACGAGGACGTTGACGTTGAGGTTCGTTGGTTTCGTCAGGAGACGGATCTTGAGCGTAACAAGCGACTCGCAAAAGCACGTAAGGCTCGTGGCGCTGCGAAGATTGCAAAGGCAGCTACGGAAGAAGCAGAACGCGCTGAACTCGCTCGTTTGACGGAGAAGTATTCGTGAATCTCGCAAACTTTCTTAACACGATCAAAACAGCACCAATCGAAAAGTTTGGTGTTGTTTATCATGGTGCTGATGGCAAAGAGTGCATCGGTACTAAGATGATTGCGAGTGGCGATCACGGTTCGATTCGTGGCATTAGCTTAGAGAGTGTTTTGAGTGAAGCGCGCAGGCTCGGTGCTAAAGCAATGACTCTTGTACACAATCATCCTGATACAGAGCAGGCTCGTTTGCGTCCTAGTGATGCTGACTTGCACACTACTTATACGATTGCTGATGCTGCTAAGGAAGATGGCATCGCAGTTTTGAATCACATTATTTACGGTGCTGATAACAGCGCATTTTCTTTCATTCACAACGGAATACATATCTAATGGCCAAGCGAACGAAAGTGAAACAGATTGTAACGCGGGATACGATTCGTACAATGCTTCGTAATCCTAATCGTAAGTATGTTGAAACGGTTGTAGGTCGTGCGTTACTCGCATTGCTGCAACGTCAGACAGCAGACGAGCAGCGCGCAAACGACACCCGCGAACACAACGGTGTTGGTTTTAGTGGTGCTGATGGTCGCAGCGGAACGCTTACTGCAAAGTCATTCGTGAAGAATGGTGGCTTGCTTGATTGGCAGATTGCAAGATGGACGAAGCCCCAAAAGAATGGTTATCCTCGCCTCGCGAAGTATGCGAAGCAGTTGAACGAGATCGCATTGGAGAAAATCTAATGGATACTTTCAAAAAAGAGTGTTTGATTTACTGGACATTTTTCAAGAGCTTTTTCGCTTGCCAACATCTTTCGTCTGACTTGAGTACTGATGAATTGATATTCAAGTTCGATGATGAAGAGGCGCTAGCAGATGAAAATGCCGGATATCCGATTGCATACGAACACTGGAATTGCGCATGTACGTGCAAATGCGGCGAAAAAGTCGAGCAGCGTTTCGCACTCTCACTTTATCTTGGCGATCCTAAAGACCGGTACAAGGTGCGGAAATGAAGATTAAGACGCTAAAAGTTAAATTCCTCTTTCACGAAAACAAGTTGGATAAAGTTGGGCGGCCAGATGTAGCACAGCAAGAGGCCATCATTCAGCACCTCAACGCAGCGATGGATGAATTCAACGCAAACATTATTGACATAGACGTTTGTGCGTCGATAGAGACAGACAAATGAGCAAATGCCTAACATACTTTGAGAACATGCGTAACGCGGGCAGCAAGACTGTGCATCGCGTTACTACTGGCGAAGCATTTACAGTCTGCGGCTTACCGCTGACGGGTGCCAAGCAGATCGCACACGATGTAACGTGTAACCGTTGCAAAGACACAAACGCATATCGCAGAGGTAGTCACTAATGAGTGATTGGCAAGTAGGCGACACAGCATATTTTCTCTATGAGTATCGTATCTCATGGGGTCAAGTAGTATCAGTAGGGCCGGTAAACTTAAAGATTGAGATTAACGGCGCGTACACACTCAAGCGTCCGCGCGTGAAATGCGCGAGACCTGATGAACCTGTTGCCATCATACACGAACTGTGGAAAGGTCGCAATGGTCGTGGCGGATACAGACTTGATCGAGAAGTATACACACAAGATCATTTGCCTGCACAAGATTGGATGTCGCAACGCAAATTTGATCCCGTACTAGAAAAGGCAGAACTATGAGAGTAGATGATTTTACAGATGTAATTCGTGCAACGCCGTACATTGTTCCGATGTTTCGTGTAACGCGAGTTCCGAATTGGGCTGCAGGTTACGTCGCGAAAGGTGACGAGGTTTTTTGGTGCAGCAATCAACAGACTATGCGCACTGTACAGATCGCGCAAGGTCGTTTGCAGCGCATGAATCTTGGTCTTGGTGCAAGTTGTCTCAAGTTTATTGATTACGTGAGGATCGAGCGCGGATGAAGAAGTTTACGTATTTTGCTTGTCCTGACGACGGGGCATTTGTTGAACTTGACGAGGAGCTTGCTATTAGTTTGTACAAGGTAGCAGGCAGAGACAGTCCTGAACATCATCGCCGCGATGAAGAATCAGACGAGGAATGGCTCATAAGGAATACTGCAAGAGCTATGGAGCTACTAGAAACTGGTGCAAAGGTACACATAGACGATGGTACGTATATGTTTGGCGTAGAACTTTCTACGAAAGAACGCTTTAAATTCTTGCTGACAAACGACATGCAAACTAGAGAAGAATTTGCAGAATCGCATTACAGGAAACAAAAATGAAAACGCGAGTTCGCCCATACGAATATAACTACAGCAGCAACGCAAAGTTTGCTGTAGAAATATTTGACCAGCATGACAGAGGTGGTGGCGTGTGGGTTGTTAACACTAAACACAGGTTCTTTTGGACAGCTAATTGGCGGGCAAAGCGACTCGCAAAATATAGTTTAGCTATAAAAGAAAGCATAAAAGACAAATTTATTCGCAGACTCAAAGACGGGGATGAAGATGAGTGAAAAAAATCTGTTAGGTGAGCGTGAAGAATTTGACATTGAAGCTGCGGTCAAAAAGATGCAGCATTATTGGGAAACATATCCGAATCAAAGCGGATGGAAGGATTACAATGAGAATATGTTTCTGCGTGACGCATTGTACGGCGTAGGAATCGCAATCGACAAGGACAAGTACAGTTTTGGAAACGGCTTCGTGAAATTCATCGAGGATCTTGCAAAGCGAGTTTTCAAAGACACACTAAGAGGTAAACGAATACTATAATGGAAGACGGGCTTAGAAAAAACATTTATTTATTTACGCGCTCGTATAAGCGGCGCGGATCAGACGGTATGCGAATTGGACGAGCATGGACAGTAACACAAGGAATTGTCACAATGGATCATTTTGAATTAAGTTGCCCTGGGTATGAGCTTAAAGCCGAGGGTCCAGTCATTATTGACAAGAGCAAGAGCAAAGACGAGGTTGCAGAATGAACTGGCTCGGCATTGGGATGTTTTGTTTAGTTTGCATATTTCCTTCGGTCGTATGGACGCTAGCATTTTATAGAGCAATCACTGGAAAATTTCCGTGGCAGAAATGAGGTTGATGAGAATGCGTAACTATGTTATACTGATAATGTTGATCGCACTTGCTGGATGCGCAAGCACACAGGAAGTGGTCAATACAGTTCCGAGTGCTGTTGGTACAATTGCAGCAGCAGCGGTTTTTGGTGGCGAGGTTAGTATGAATCCTGACCCTATTGACTACATTAAGCAAGACGTTAACAGAGAAGGACGCATCATATATGGTGATGCACGACGCAATACCAAGCATATTATCGCTAATAGCATTAGGAAATTGTTTGAACCAACTAAATAATAATGTGTATATAACAAAAAGGAAGATATGGACAACGAGCGCATTAGAGAATTACATTTTATGTTGAGAACTGGCGCGCCGATTCCACTTACAGATTCTCGCGCGGGCGAACGATACCAGACAATATTCTACGACGATTATTATACAATCTCAGAATTAGTCGAACAGAAACAGATTGAATATGTTGGGCATCGAAAAGAATACATTTGCTTACGACCTTACGCGAACTTTAGCGTATTTGTTGCAGGCGATGTACGCAATTTGAAAAGTGGTGAGATTGTAACAATGTCACTAACGGATAACGGAAGAGCAGAATTTAATACGTGGCTTGCTGCACAATAGCAAGCTAATTTGATATACACACAGAAGGGTTTAAAACGTGACTGAGCATATCCTTGAAAAAGTTAAGGAAGATGTTGAATTTTTGCTGAAATTTACGCCAGCAGATAATCCAACACAAGTCGAGCCGAATTTAGCTCCAATGTTCTATGTTACTGGAACATACGAAGGTGACCTTGCGCTTGCAGAAAGAGTACAGAGTATTCGTGAACGATATGACATCGTTGTGACGAATGATGAGGAAGAAGATTTTGAGGAAGTTGGGTAAGAGTTTTTCGAAGAAATATAACTTTAAGCGGTTACTGCAAACTACGCCTGACTTATCTAAACTCTATACTAGACACGAAGCAGCGGTCAACAGCGTCCACCCCATTCGACAAATCCCAATATTCGAACGCGAAGAACTTAAAGTGTATCACGCAGGCGCTAAAGCGTCAGATGTTTGTGACATGGAAATCTTCGGTCCAGGTTCAGGTGAATGGCCGAGTCGAATAAAATACGCAGAACAAATCTTAGACGTTCACGCACACGGTGAAACGGCTTGGGTGGTTCAGGTTTGTCGAGAAGGTAACACTGGTGACAAAAACAAAGTGGAAGTGCTAGAATATAGAAAGCCTGCGGTTACACTTCACTATCCTATTCTCCGCGATCAACCAAGTAATCATGCTCCGATCTTTGATGAAAAGAAACTGCGGAAAGTTGACCAAAATGATTATATTTCATATTTCCTAGTAAGTCAAAGTGAAAATTTGCCGCCATCGAATCTTATAGAATGCGGCCTCATTCCAAATGGATATGATATATACAACAGCACTTTTCACCATAAAGAGATTGCACTTCTCTATGCAGACTCGTTACGTGGAATAATTAGGCAGTTCACAGGTTACACTATTTAAAGACGTATTTAATTTTCGAGATAAATAAATGTATACTTAATCGAGGATACATTTATGAACGACGAACAATTTGAGCAATTTATCAAGCTCCTAGACGCTGCACTCGTTAGCGACGATAAGAAAATCAAGAGCGCACTACGCAAATTCATGTTTATCATGGCGTTAAACCTTAGCGACGATGATTGCGAGCCAGGCCCCTTCACTAAAATGATGGAAACAATGGATGACTTGCAGCGCAGACTCGCACAAATCGAAGGCCAAAATACTACGTGGACGACTACAGATAACCCTTATGTTTACGGCGGAACAGGAACAGCGGCTCCGTACTGGATTCCAGGCGGAACAACAAGCGGAACAGTAACAATTTCAAATCCAACTACGACAACAGGCGGAACAATAACAACGAATGCTTCTTCATGCACAGGTTTTACTGCAAACGCATATAGCGGTATGAGCAATACGTTCACCTCATTCGACTTCGGTCAAGAAGTTGATTCAGGTACAACGATCAAAGAAGACATCAAAGACAAGCTTAAGAAACTTGTAAGCGTAGCGTAAAGGTGTTATACTAAGCTATGGATCATCCTTTTATTGATGCTAAAGAACTGACGAATGAGCAGTTGCAACAGCGAATACAAAAATGTCAAACCTTGTTGTATGCGGAAATGATGGGTGGTCATGCTGGTATGGTTGACAGCATACGCCAATCGCTAGAAGTGTATGAACAAGAATTTTCTGAGCGCATATTCTTGCAGCGACAAGCTGAATTTGAAAAGAAGCATCCTGATGAAACTATTGAGATCGGAACTATTCAGGAAATAGAAGAACCGGATCCTAACGCAAATGTTGAGATTCCAGTAAAAAGGCAAAAAGACTTATAATGGATTTTCCGACACCAGATCACAACTCGTTTATTATTATTCCGCATACGTTTGCAGCAACAAGAATTTATGAGGAAGACGAGATTTCGCAGATTTCTCCGACTACAATAACATTGCGCATCTCCTGCTCACCAATAGACGACGGCGTATTGACTGCGGAAGAAATGGGAACAAAAGCTATCATAGGATTTCAACGTCTTAAGGTGTGGCTTGAAGGCATACTAGATTACACTATATTGATTGACGCAAATTCTGAGTTACTCAGCGTAATGCAAGAAAAAGTCGGCAATCATATTATGATAGTTCCAGGAAAGCCTGATGATGCATTGCTAGCCGCATTATTGCATTGTAAAGTTGCTGCTATTACTGAGGGATTGCTAGAAATATTTACAATCTCATTGAGAGCAACAGATACGAATGACATTGAAAGATTATATCGCTGTCCAGATAAACAATATCCACTACCTGGAATTGAATATTTTGACGGAGATGCAGCACATGATATTCCGTGGTGGCAGCGAGCAACTATCGACGTATGTGATTTCGATAAGACGGATGATGAGGAAAGGATTGCGTTTTACAATGCAGATCCACTTGCCGAGATTGGCAGGGAGTACTTGACAAATGGCACAGAAGCAGATATTATAGTGTTCGACGCATGGAAAAAAGACAAGTAAAAATAGATAAATATGGTAATGCTTTGCTAACAGTTGATGAAGGCAAGAAAGCGTTACTACATGGCATGGATATAGATTTCGCGATCTTCGATGATGTACAAGAGGTAGATTATTTCAACCGAAATAGCGAACAAATATTAGGTTACGAAACAAGCATACGTAATCTAATGTCAGATGATTTAGATCCACAAGTATATCACGATGTTTGCGCGGCAGACTGGAATATACCTAAGATGTACAAAGAGATTGACGCAAAAGAATTTTTGCTAATGTTATGTGATACAACGATTGAGCGTGAAAGAGTAGAAACAGAATATGCAATGTTTGAAGAACGAAAGCTTATTCCACTACTACAATTTTTGATTTTCATTGTTGATTACATGCGTAAATACAAAGTAGTATGGGGCGTTGGGCGTGGCTCAAGTGTTGCATCATATTGCTTATATCTGCTGGGTGTTCATAAAGTGGACAGCATCAAGTATGATTTGCCCATCGAGGAATTTTTGAAGTAATGGCTAAACGAACATATAGAAGCGCGAAAGGCAAAATGATTGACATGGAAGCTATGCGTGTTGCGAATGAGAAAACTGTCGCTGCGGGCAACATGAAAGTCAACGCCAAAGGCGACGTACTCAAAGGCGGCGAAGTCGTAAAAACTGCTAAAGAGCGCGTGACACCAAGCTACACAACAGTTACACAGACCGCAGATACAAGCTTAAGGAAGCCACTATCTCGATCAGATGCAGAGGAAGTTAGTCCTAAGCCAAAGAAAGCACCGAAGCCAATTGAAGCGGAAATGACTACAGATACACTTAAGACTCGCGACGACGGATCACAGTACAGAGAGATAATCAATCCTGACGGCGATATTGAAGTCAAGGACATTGATCCGCCTAAGACTAAAAAGAAAGCAAAGAAAACATCTAAGAAGACGAAACGACCAACCGTATGACTACAGAAGAATTAGAAAGTAAAGAGGCGTTTGTAAAACGTCTTGACGGCACATTTGAGAAATTCGAATCTATCGTACTCATGCGCGAAGACCTATACAGAATGCAAAAGATGGTTGAACGCATGGAAAACTCAGGAATGAGAAGCAGTACGGTTATCTTATTGTTACACGATCACACAAAACTCCCAAGAAAAACAATCAAAAAAGTACTAGACGGACTTCAAGAAATTCCGTTAAAATACTTCAAAGAGGAAGACACATGAAACTACGCGCACTACACAATAAAATTTTATGCCACTATATTGAGAAAGGCCAGCAAGTATCTTCTGGCGGAATTGTTCTTATAGATGATGACAACCGCGAAGAAGGCATACGCCCTCGATGGATGCAGGTGTATTCAGTCGGCCCCGAAGTAAAAGATGTTAAGGAAGGACAATGGGTTATGGTAGAACACGGTCGTTGGACGCACGGCATGACAATGCGGAACGAAGACAACGAAGAATTTACTGTGTGGGGCGCAGAAGAGGAAGCAATCCTATTAGTGGCAGACGAAGAACCTACTTGACGCTTGTTTTACATTGTGCTATAATGTCACGATGACAAAACTAACAAATCAAAAAATCTTAGAGCTTGCTCTGAATTCGTCAGATCCACTTATCAAAGGCACAGTCGATAAACTAATTTTCGCACTTAAAGTGAAGTATTCCGACGAAGACCTCATTCACATACACGACAATTATACGTTTCACCACGCAGTAGTTTTGCATATTCCAACAGTAGGTGATCCGATTGAATTATCGTTGGCGTGGAAAAACGATAGCTTTTCCGCAATATCAATAGAGCATGAATACTACGCAGGAAAAGCAGCCGATATGGTATGTGGTGAGGATATCGCACATCATTATCTCTTAGAAGAAACTAATTACGGGCCAGCAGGATGAAAGAACTTTGGGTAGAAAAATATCGACCAAAAAACATAAGTGAATATGTGTTTCGTGATGAAGCGCAGAAAGCACAAGTACAAAGCTGGATTGATAGCAATGCGATTCCGCATCTATTGTTCAGCGGTGGGCCAGGAACTGGCAAGACAACTCTCGCAAAAGTATTATTGAATGAACTCGGTGTCGATGATGGTGATGTACTATTCATTAACGCATCTTCTGAAACAGGGGTGAGTAATATTCGTGAACGCATTTATAACTTTGCAACGCTAATGCCTTACTCAGGAGATTTTCGTTACGTCTTACTTGACGAAGCAGATTATCTGTCACGAAACGCGCAGGGCGCATTACGCGGGGTCATGGAACAATTCAGTAATTCGTGTAGGTTCTTGTTAACGTGCAACTATCCGCACAAGATCATCGAAGCAGTACACAGCAGGTGTCAAGGCTTTCACATTGAGAAGCTTGACAAGGTTGAGTTTACTGCTAGGGTTGCTGAGATACTTATAACTGAAAGTGTTGAAGTAGACTTAGAAACGCTTGATTTATACGTTGAAGCAGAGTATCCTGATTTGCGCAAATGCATTGGTTTGTGTCAACAGAATTCACAAGAAGGTGCGCTTAAGATGCCTCACATCGAGGACTTAGGCACAGCAGATTACAAAGTGCAAATGATTGCGCTATTTCGTGATGGCAAGATTACAGAAGCAAGAAAGCTTATTTGTAAACAAGCATCAATAGATGAATATGAAGCAATCTATCGACACATGTACGAGAACTTAGAGTATTGGGGCGAGGATATAGAGATACAGAAACGTGCTGTACTCGTTATTCGCAACGCACTTATAAATCATACTGCAATCGCAGATGCAGAAATAAACTTATCTGCATGTTGTGTTGAGTTAGAAATGTTGAGCATGTAGTATGTGGCAAAGACTTAACAATTGGTATAACAAGACTGTTCCTCACGACTTTACGTTGAATCTTTTAGGGACAATTTTTTGGGCAATCGTATTCGGCATAGTGATCGGTATGATTGCAATATGGGGTTGAAATGACACAATACGATTGGGATGAAGTGAATGAACTCAGAGAAAAGCTTTCAGAGTATGCTGAGTATGAATACAATAGCCATACTGAAGCAATGGAAGCACTATGCCGTTTATCACAATACCCCGACTACATATCACAAGAACTTTGGGATGCAGTCATAGTTGCGATGAAGGCTGAACTGAAAATGTACACTGAGAACACAAGAATTGTAACAACAACAGAAACATTTACTAAAGAAGTTACTGATCTTGAGTGGATCAATGGCTTCTAGAAAAGAGAAACTAGCTAAGGTGCTAGAACTCTTGATAGAGAATAGAAACAAAGAAGCACGAAAGTTGTTTCAAGAGATTTTAAATGAAAGTAAGTGTTCACATGAATCCAGATAAAAAGTTTGTATGGAAGCCGAGAATCAGACTGTATCAGAAAATGACTGTTTTAGTTTGGGGACACTGGCTACTAGTGAGTAAGAAATGAGAATATTTAAATGGAAATTGCCGAAGGCGTATGATGCAAGCGTTAGTCCTGCGCATCCAGAAGATGAACCAGAGATTGAAGCTAGTGATCGTATTGTCAAAAGTGCAACACCAAAGTACACACTTGATTGGTACGTCAAATGGATCGCTACAGCAGTTATTGTCTGTGCTATGTCAGCAAGGGCAACAGGAATTCCAGAATTGCACATAATTGATTTGTGGGGTAGCTTGGTAGGCGCATCACTTTGGTGGTGGGTATCATTTATTTGGCGTGATCGTGCGCTCATGGTGGTAAATGGATTAGCAGGAGTAATCATAATGATCGGATTACTAAATCATTATTTTGGATAAAATGAACTGGACAGATTTAGAATTTTTTAAACATGCTGACAAGGTTGTGGCAGCGCACCTAGCCGAAGACATTAACTCAGGCAAACGCATTGCACCTCAGATCCATCACATTATGCGCGCTTTTGACCTCACTAAATTTGAAGATGTTAAAGTTGTTATCGTAGGCCAAGATCCGTATCCAACAGCAGGACACGCTAACGGTCTTGCGTTTTCAGTCAACGCTTGCATACAACCACTACCGAAATCATTGAAAAACATTTTCAAAGAACTAAAAGATGATTTAGGTATTACACGTACAGCAGGCAGTTTGCGTGATTGGGCAGCGCAAGGTGTATTCTTAATGAACAAAACATTGACAGTGAGAGAGGGTGAAGTGTCAAGTCACGAAGGATATGGTTGGCATCATCTTACTAACGAAGCAATAAGCACACTTAGCGAGAAACGTGAAAATCTTGTTTTCATTTTATGGGGCAAGAAAGCACAACTTAGCACAGGTTTGATTGACCAGAGCAAACATCTTGTTATTGAATCTCCACATCCGTCTCCACTTTCTGCTTATCGAGGATTTTACGGAAGCAAGCCGTTTAGTCGAACAAACGACTACTTGAAACAACACGGAATACAGGAAATCGACTGGCACTAGGGCTTGACAAATAAAACATTCTAAGCTATAATGCTAGTCTACTAAAGGAACAATAATGAGCAGCAAAGGCGCTTATCTAATATTAACACATGTCCATCAGCCCATCAACAAGGGTCCGAATAAGGGTAAGATGCAAACGCACGAATCTTGTGAATTTGTAGACCGCTACAAACGTAAGCATTTACAAGGGTCTACGATCATAATGGATGTGGTAAAGCGCGAATTTGTGAAGAACACATACAGACAGGAAGGTCTTTCATACGACCAAGTTGAAGAACACGTAATCAAAGGCTATGCAGACAAATATACACAGTTCTTACAGTTAGTAGGAGCACCAGTTCCAGAAGCATTATTACTTGACAAAGAAACGATACAAGAAGAATTAGAGCAAACTGAATCAAACAAGGAAGAAGAATGAATGATGCAACAGAAGACTTGAAAGAACTGCAAGAACTTACCAAAGACAATGACGAAACTGAGGTAGGGGAAGCAGACCCGCGCACGTATGAAACACCAAATGCCACCGTTGATGAATATGATTGTGAGGATGAAGAAGGTACATTGAAAGAAAACGCACGACAGTGGTCAAAAGTTAGCGATGCGTATTTCCCAGCAGATATGACAGTCAACAGTCTTCCTGCAGGTCAGTACGCAATTGAGTATTCTCACAACAGGGGAATTTACTTTGCGCCGAAGCCTATCAACCTTGATGATCTACTCATTTTGCCTGATAGTGCATCAGAAGAAATCATCGACAACATCGAGCAGTTCTGGCATCGTGAGTCACTATTCCGCGAGCTAGGATTTCTATGGAAGCGTGGCGTATTGCTTTTCGGCCCTGCGGGAAGTGGCAAGACCTCAACGCTGCAACTAATCACAAAGAAAGTTGTTGATCGCGGTGGCATTGCAGTTTACGTAAAAGAACCTAAGATTACAGCACAAGGTTTAGAAATGCTACGACGCATTGAACCTGATCGTCCAGTGATTGTATTGGTCGAAGACATAGATGCAATTCAGCAGGCGTATGGCGAAGCAGACATGCTTGCATTGCTTGACGGTGATTTGCAAATCGACAACGTAGTATTCATTGCTACAACAAACTACCCAGAGAAGCTTGACAAACGCATGGTCAATCGTCCAAGTCGTTTTGACATTGTACGCAAGATCGACATGCCGACTCCTGAGGCTCGCGCTGTGTATTTGCAGGCGCGGAACAAACGCATTGCAGGTACAGACGAACTTGCTGAGTGGGTTGCAGCAACAGACGAATTCTCAATCGCACACTTGAAAGAACTTATTGTTTCTGTAGAAGCACTAGATCAAAACTTTGACGAGACAGTTGAACGTCTACGGCTTATGATTGACACGCAGCCTACTAGCGCAGATGATGAAAAGTCAAAGGAAATAGGTTTTTTTGCCGACGCCGGAAAAAAGCCGGCAAGGGTGGCAACAGAGGCAGTTTCCCCACCCCTGCGGAGATAGAGAAAATTATAAGGAAGTATGGAATACGAAAAGTAAGATGAATCACGATAAAGTAATTTTAACAGACGCAGATGGATGCTTGTTTAACTGGAACTGCACGTTTAATGAATTCATGCAGGACAAAGGTTATCGGGTTGTCCCAGGCGAAGAGGAGAATTATTCCGTTAGGGAACGATTCGGTTTGTCTTCGAATGTTAAAATGGATTTTATCAAAGAGTTCAATCATTCTGATCGTATTCGTTCTTTACCGCCTCATGCAGATGCAAAAGAATACGTAGCCAAGTTGAATAATGAAGGTTACAAGTTTATTGTAGTTACAAGCCTCAGTGAAAAGCCTAGCGCACACGATCATAGAACACACAATCTTCGTGAACACTTTGGCAATGCGATCATAGGATTGCATTGCTTACGCATCGGTATACACAAAGCAGAAAAATTAGCGCAATGGAAAAACACAAACATGTTCTGGATTGAAGATCATGTATCAAACGCTGTGGCTGGCGCACAGCTTGGGCTGCGATCAATTGTTATAGATCACGTATACAATACAAAGTATGACACAGACGATCATCTGCTTTATGCTCGTACAACTCAAGAGACTCCGTGGGCAGATATATACGAAATTATTAAAGGGGCCGAAGAATGAAATTCGAAACCGACAACTACAATGTTGAAAAGATGAATGAATGGTTGCAAGAACATTTAGAAACGTGTGCATATTGGCAACCGAACGATCATGGCATTCTCCCGCAGGGTGCTAACGGTGGAGCGATCACATATCTGTTCACACCAACGAACATGGGCTTAGTAGTCGAAGTACAATGTTGCTGTGGACAAAAGACTAACGTGACAAACTACGACGAATGGTAAATGAACCAAGAAGATTTCGATAAACTGTATTTTAAAGCCAAGCTTACTGGTATAAAAGCTTTAGGCGAGTTACTCTTACAGCTAATGGAAGAGAAAGACAATCGTTTTGCAATGCAACTATATCAACTCCACAATCAAGACTATGACGATGTATTGTCGCTTGACGCAGTAACAAAAGATCGGGTCTGCGATAAGTCTCCGTATCATTATTGTTTTTCAGTTCCGCTAGGTAAAAACATAGAACACTTTGATCCAGACACGTTCACTTGCATTTGGTGTGGTAATATGTATAGCGTAGACTTAACTAAGACTGAGAAAGAATATATTAAGGGCGACAAAGTGCGTAGTGTAACTGGTATAATTATGGATATGGTGCAGGACAAAACATGAGAATCGAAGAAGACACAAAGTTTGATTACAGTGACGTATTGATACGTCCGAAGCGTAGCACATTAGTTTCACGCAAAGACGTAAGCTTAGAACGTGAATTTACTTTTCGCCATTCACCACAAGTGTACAGCGGCATTCCTATCATGGCTGCTAACATGGACACAACAGGTACATTTGAAATGGCTCATGCGTTGTGGAAGTTTAATATGTTCACATGCTTGCACAAGCATTACGACATGAACGATTATCGCGATTTTATGATAACAGACGCGGGACCAACAGCCGAGCATAAGAACGTAGCTATTTCAACAGGTATCTCTGATGCAGACTTTCTAAAAACAAGAAATCTCATTTCTGCATTTCCGGAGATTAATTATATTTGCATTGACGTTGCTAACGGATACACAGAAAATTTCGTTAGCTTTGTGCAGACAGTTCGCAAGAAGTTCCCATCTAAGGTAATCATTGCAGGCAATGTTGTCACAGCAGATATGACGGAAGCACTTATTCTAGCTGGTGCTGACATTGTAAAGGTTGGGATCGGCCCAGGAAGTGTCTGCACAACGCGCAAGAAAACAGGAGTAGGTTATCCTCAGCTATCAGCAGTTATCGAATGTGCTGATGCAGCACACGGACTGAAAGGTCTTATTGTCGCTGATGGCGGATGTACTTGTTCTGGGGATGTAGCGAAAGCATTTGGTGCTGGCGCAGACTTTGTAATGCTTGGCGGAATGCTAGCAGGTCACGATCAAGGTGGCGGTAAAATCACTTCTGAGAACGGCGATTATCCATATGTCGAGTTCTACGGTATGAGTAGCGAAACCGCACAGAGCAAACACGGTGACGGGCTTACAGGCTATCGTGCAAGCGAAGGCAAGCGTGTCCTTATTCCTTACAGAGGTGATGTTGAAGATACTGTGAAAGACATATTAGGCGGAGTTCGGTCAGCATGTACCTACACAGGTAGCCCTGCGCTCAAAGAATTATCAAAACGCACGACATTCGTTCGTGTTCGTAACCAACTTAATAACGTATACGGGACAGATAGCAATGGCTAATATGCTTGAATACAGGTGTCTCGCTAAGTTAGATTGCGGCGCGCATTCTCTTATTAAAGAATTAGAAGACCCAACCTCGTCAACAGGTAGCTGTAAAATATGTGGCGGTAGTAACTGGCAAATTCGTGAAACGAATATGACTGAGCAAGAATATTTCAGGCGTATGCTGAAAGATCCTCAGGGAACAATCGGTTATCATGTCATAAGTGAGAGCTTGGTATAACTGTAGCCCAACTTAAAAATGACGAGCGCAGGGAGTAGCTATCGGTCAGCGGTCTGTGATTACTAGTACACATTCCTGTCGTCGTGCTTCAAACAAAGCACTCGTCGCTATATATTATTTACCTATATAGTTAATCTTCGTCCCCGTAACACCGTAAAACCTCGGTTACTATAGGATCTCGTTCAATATGTTCCTGCGTAAAGCTAGTCAGCGATATGGCAAGTGAACTACGAGCCTCGAGCTTCTTAAAGAAATCATACAATCCATTTTCCCTCCTTAAGTCGGACTGTTTCAAGTCCCCTGTGATATACATACGTGTACCTTCACCGATGCGAGTCAGAGCCATTTTCATCTGTGGTGTTGTGGTATTCTGTGCCTCATCAAAAATGATAACGCAGTCCTTGAAAGTTCGTCCTCTCATATAGGCAAGAGGACAAATCTCAATTGTGCCTTCTTCAAGCATTAGTGAAATCTCTTTAGGGCTATAATATTCCTCGAATACATCCATAAGCGGACGTACCCAAGGAGCCATTTTCTTCTCAATCGTCCCAGGCAGGAAGCCGTGATCCTCATCCACTGTAACTGCGGGGCGCGTAATAACAACGCGAGATACGTTGTTATTCATAAATTCTTGTACTGCTTTCTGTACTGCTAGGTAGGTTTTGCCCGTTCCTGCGGGGCCTGTAGCGATGACGATTCGTTGGTCTTGATCGTGCAGATTCGCGATATATTCTTCTTGCGCAATGTTGCGCGGGATAAGTTTTACATAGTTCTTACGTTTTTGGCTGATCTCCTTCCTTGGTGCTTCTTGGATGCGAAGTATGCGCCCATTCCTTTTCTTTTTTGTTCTTGCCATTGGTTATTCTCCATTAAAGGCTTGTGAGTAATTGTGATGAGGTCGTAGTACGCTGTGCCCAATAGAATAGTGAGCGAGTGTGCGTTTAATAAGAAATTGGTATATTTCATCTACACTATTATTTAGCCTTCTACGATTTTCCAATTAGCACGTATATTACAAAAGCTGATAAATATGAGTATGAGGTTATTTGAACTAACAAAAACGCTTAATCCGCCTAGCATAAGCGTAGGCGACGAGGTTAAGGTGGGCAAATTTAAGAATAGAAAAGCAGAAGTCAAAGGCTTTACTAAAGATGATAACGGTCAACCTGTACTCAAAACAACTAAAGGCGATCAAAAGCTATACAAGCCGCGAGTGTCTAAGTTAGAACCGAAGGACAAAGAATGAGATTATTTGAATTAGCATCGGCAGAAACAGAAGACAGATTTGCAGACTTATTGCGCGCAAGCACGAAGTCTCCAATCGCGAACAAGCCCCAGCTATATGTTCCAAGAGGAGCTAGCACATTTGATGACGAAGGCTCTGCACCTATGCCAACAGCAAACCAACGTTTTGATTCAAAACCAGGTGATCGCAAACCTGAAAACGGATTCTGGACTTCAACAGCTACAGAAACAGATCATGTTTGGGAAAGTGCATGGTCGAATTGGACTCGGCATGAAATGCCATCTTGGGCATCTGATCGAGGAACATTGTTCTATCCTAAAGCAGGCGCAAAGATTCTTGAAATGAATACAGACGATGATTACAGGGAAATTTATAACTTGTATGTCGATCTTACACATGCAAAACATCCTGACCAAGGCCCAGATTACGGCGACGGGATGGACGCAATGAAAATTCATCATAATTTTCCGTGGCCATGGGTGGCACAGCATTGGGATGCAGTTCACTCATCTAATCCAAATAGATGGGGATTACACATGGCAAGTTGGGATGTAGAAAGTACAGTTTGGTTCAACATGAACGTGCTAGGAAAGGTCGGAGAAGTACAGGTAGCAGTATGAGATTATATGAACTAAACAATTTGCAGCCGTTCAAGACTGACGAGTACAACACGCCGAATCAAATGGAGATCATGGCGAATCCTGATTACTGGCGCGAAAAGAAAGGCGTAATAGGTGGTGTACAGTGGATGACTCCGACTCAATATATTCAAGCATGTGAAATAGGTTTTAGGAACAATAGTTCAGAAGGATTAGTTCGCGGCGGACGTAATCCAAAGCTAATCAAAAAGTATGCATTTGATATGAAGCGCGGCGACAAATTTCCTATGCTTGAGTTAGATTATAGAAATGATTATTTTGGGCAGGAAGGATTACATCGCGCAATGGCAGCAGAAACACTCAAAATTAAGAAACTTCCTGTATTCATAATGAAAGATAGCCCCGAAAAATTAGGCGAAGCAGCAATTAAACTTTCATCGAGCGGCAAGAGAGATCCTGCAGTTGATGAATTCATGGAGAAGTATTACAAAGTAACGCAGAATCATCCGTTTGATTCCTCATCACGTATAGCATGGGACGGCAAATCAACAGTAACAGTACAACCATTCAACGACTACATCAATCTTTCAGCAATTCAAACACTTGCGCCTGGAGAACGATCAGGGTCTGCAAACGGCGTAGTAATGACACTCGTTGCACTTGCAGACGAAACGGGCGTTCCGTTGCGGTTATCTGCTGCACCATTTGGAAACAGCAAAGGCAAGCTAACCAAGCGACAACTTATAGCATGGTATAAGCGTAGGGGATTTGCCCCTGATCCATCGAGCGGCGCTGATGGCATGACTTATACGCCACAAAAAAGCTTAGATGAAGAAGCGCCACCTGGAATGGAAAGTTGGATTAAGAAGCGCAAGCCAGAATTCAAAGAACGTTACGGAAACAGATGGGAAGAAGTCTTGTATGCTACGGCCTGGAAGCAACACAATAACAAATAATTTGATCTACTGTTAGTCAGAAAGTTGATAAATAACAGTATAATTTAAAGAGATATACGATGCCAAAGAAAGTTAACGATATTATGGCGCTTCTAAAGCGAGTCGGCGGACAATCAACTTCGCTAGACATGCTTATGGAGATGGAAAAGACGTTCGATAACGCTAATCTATACGCTTATAAGAACTGGATGAGCGGAGAACTAGTCGAGGGTCCGACTATTGATCGCTATTGGTTCACGACAATGTGGATGTATCCGTACAAACTGATGCCAGATCCTGCGGGAAGTTTACGACTAATTAAGTATGGCTGCAAGGTATCATTCGCGCAAGACACGCTACTAGAGCCAAAGAGTGTTAAGGATCCAGAGAAGGATCTTAAGGGCGGATATTCTAACGAACGCAAGCAAGCAAAGATTCTAGAAAAACCTGTATGGCTAGTACAGATCGAAATGCCTCGTAAGTTTGTAGATGAAGCGCACGATGCGCTCCTGCAGATCGAAGATGATGAGATTGATGTAGAAGATATTACCGCTGCGTATGACGAGGATCTAGGCGGCGAAGAGGATTCCAAAGAACAAGACGTAAGCGCGGAGAATGATGCGCGTGAAGCTGAGTTCGATGAGTTTGCTCCTGAGGAAGAAGTATAATGAATGAAATGCGTAAATTGATGGAAACAGTTGAAACACTATTTGAAGATGAGTCAGTGGGGTTTAAGAATATTACTGTAGGATTCGACGCTGATGATGTAACTATCAATGGCGAGCCGACCCATGCTGCAACAATTTGGATATACGATAATTCAGGCATGGATTCTCTGTTGCAGAAGGGCTTCGGTAGACAAGATAGCATAAGCGATGAAGAATACAGAACAATCCTGGACTCTGTTGTTCCACAAGTAGAGCAATATGTAAAGCAGGCACATAATGATAGAGATTTCGACGGCGAAGGTTACCGCTTTGATCTTATTGCTCTCGGTTCTGATATTGGTGGCGGGCTAGATCAAAAACTACAGGGAGATGTAATTAAGTGGACATCTCTTGACGATCTTTACGGCGGAACAAAAAGCGACAACGGTTATTATAATGTGTTTGAGATTAACAGACCTAAAAAGAAACGATGGTGGAGTAGATAATGGGACTACGACACTTAGAATTAAACGGCATGGTGATTCCGCTCATCTCTATTGATGAGTTTGAACCGAAGATGGGAACTACAGAAGAAGTTATCGTAGTTTCATTATTCTGTAAGGATGAACTGCCTGCGTTTGATCTAGATGAATTCATCGACAAAAGTATTGTTGAATTTCTAGACAGCGAAGTTAGTCCTAATCCAAATGAAGACGGACTATATCTTGTCTTTATCGAGTTCAAACGTCAACCAAACTTTTGGATGAAACTATATGATCTTATAAAAGACATCGAAAACGTTACAGGCAAGCTCAAATGGAGAGTGCAGCCTTACTTAGTTGATAAGCTGTATGCTCTTAAAGACACTGAACTACACGACGTAGTTATTACGAAAGAACAAGCATATGTTCCTCGTAAAGAATTCGAACAAACAGTAGAATCATATTTTCAAGATAGTGATTTGCTAACATTTGAAGCAGATGATACGCACATCAAAATTGGTGGCTCAGGCGTACAATGGGTATTTGAATTTGTTGGCTTCGGCACAACAGACAACATGGTTAAACGACTTAGACTAAATGAACAACACATAGACCTTATGCACACATCAATGGCGCTAGGTTCCTTGCGAGGAATGCTAGGCGGCAACTGGGAGATTCAGACGATTGGTGATTTCTACTTTTTGAACAAAGTAGGCAATGAGAGAAGTGTAGTTGTAAGGAGTCAGTAATGCTCAACAAACAACGCGGCTTCGGTGGCCTATCAATGTATATGGGAATTGTTCTCCTAGTAGTTCTTGCAGGTTCCGCAGCATATTTCAAATATTCACAAGACAAACTTGCAACAGCCAACCAAGAAGTTGCTGCTCAAACTGCTCGCGCAAATTCAGCAGAGGCTAATCTCAAATTCATGCAGGAAAGTATTCGTAAGCAACAAGCTGCAATACAAGAACTTGCAGCATCATCAGTACAAATCAGAAAAGAGCAAGAGGCGACAATTGATATTTTCGCGGAACATGATCTTAAGGCGCTTGCAGAACGCAAACCTGGCCTAATCGAAAGGCGCGTAAATGCTGCTACAGAGCGAGTATTTAATGAACTGGAAGAAATCACTGACCCGCTTACGTATGTGTCAAAACCAGGCGCTGATTTCGTAAAGGACGCAGAATAATGAGAATATTCCTACTTATTTCCACAATACTATTGCTTTCTGCTTGCGGAAGTGTTAAAGTTAAACAACAAGCAGACGTGGTGCAACAGACAGTAATACATCCGCCAGTGCCTGCGCAGCTATCAATGCGCAATGTAGATTGGACGGTGTTTAATCGGGCAAAGATTGAAAAGCTATTAGCAGATTATCCCGATCAAGAAATTGTGCTATTTGCCTTGTCTGCGAAAGGATATGAAAATCTTTCGTTGAATGTTGGCGAAATTATACGTTACGTTAAGGAACAGAAAAACGTAATTATTTATTACAGAGAGATTCTTCCTGAGGCGGATACGCTTGTCGAGGAGTCTAATACGGAAGAGTAAGTATGAACAATTATTATGATGTGCTTGGTGTCCAAAAAGATGCTTCGGCAGCAGACATTAAAAAGCAATATCGTAAGCTTGCCCAGAAGTATCATCCTGATCGCAATACGGGTACAGGTGCGAAAGAAAAATTCCAAGAAATAAACAACGCTTATCAGACACTCAAAGACCCAGCGAAAAAAGCTGAGTATGACAATCCTCGACAACGCCAGCAAGGCAATTTTACGTACACTACTCACGGTCAAGGCGGCGAAAGCTTACACGATATTCTTCGACAAGCAATGGGCGGAGGCTTTAGTCAACGACGCCAACAACAAATGGCGCAGGTCAATATCACGCTAGAGGAAGCATTCTCAGGTACTACGCGGTCACTAAACGGCGAACCTTTCAATATTCCTGCAGGGGTGCGCAGCGGCAATCATTTGCAAGTTGCTGATTTTATCATTGTCATAAATGTACAACGTCACCACAGATTCCAACGCTCACAAGATGATTTATTAGTAGGAATCGAAATTTCTGCAATTGAAGCAATGCTAGGCGTTGAATGTGGGATTACAAATATCGACAGCAATAAAGTAAAAGTAAAAATTCCCGCAGGCATACAATATGGAAAACTTGTACGTGTCCCAGGAAAAGGAATGCCTAACCCTGAATTAAATCGTCGCGGAGATTTGCTAATACAAGTGGCAATGACAATTCCTGATGATTTGACAGATGCGGAAAAAGAGAGTATACTGAAAGTTAAACATCGTAAAACATTTGATACATAGGAGAATTAAATGAGTGTAACACCTGACGGAGTCGGCGGCGAAGAGCCGAACCGAAATAATGAAGCAGTAAATAATGTTATGGAGCGAGCGCACATATTCGCTACTGAAAACTATCACGAATACGTGACAGTTGAACATTTACTGTGGTCACTATTGCACGAAAAAGACTTACAGAATATTCTCACTGACATAGGCGGCCGTCCTAATATCATTCGCAATGAAGTTGAGAATCATCTAAACACAGCTAACTTAGAAATTCCATTAGACCAGCAAGTCGGCTATCGTGGCGCAGATCATACGACTGCCTTGACTCGCGTGTTTCAACGCGCATTAGTACAATATGTTTTCGCCGGTCGTCCTGAAATCACAACGTACGGATTACTTCTGAGCATAATGAACGAGGAACATAGTCATGCGCTTTTCTTCATACAGAAAGGACGAGTGAATCGTGAACGACTAGTAGAATATCTCAAAGAGTATGATGGTAGTCAAAGTGAAGCAGAGCTTGATGATGCGCTAGATGCATATTGTCGCAATCTTAACACTGAATCTAAGAGTGGTCTCATTGATCCTATCGTTGGACGAGAGCAGGAAGTCGAAGACACAATTGAGATTCTAGCACGACGCAAAAAGAACAATGTTGTTTATGTCGGACACCCCGGCGTAGGCAAGACAGCACTTGCAGAAGGGCTTGCTAAGAAGATTGTTGACGGAGAAGTTCCGAACGCACTCGCAGCAAAAGAAGTATACAGCCTTGACATAGGTGCGCTAGTTGCTGGCACGAAATATCGCGGTGATTTTGAAGAACGTCTGAAGAAAGTTCTCAACAGCATCAAGAAGAAAGGCAACGTAATCCTGTTTATTGATGAGATTCACATGATTATGGGCGCAGGTACTGGCGGCAATGGCGCGATGGATGCAGGTAATATTCTCAAACCGATGTTGGCTAAAGGTGAATTGCGCTGCATCGGTGCTACGACATTCGATGAATACGAAACGAACTTTGAAAAAGACAAGGCACTGAAACGTCGCTTCGGTAAGTACGAAGTAACTGAGCCTAGTGTGTCAGATACAAAGCGTATTGTAGCTGGACTCAAGAAATATTACGAGAAGTTTCATGGTGTAGTATATAACAAGGGTACGCTAATCGCTGCGGTTGATCTGTCAGAACGGTACATGAAGAACAAGTTCCGTCCTGACAAAGCAATCGACATCATGGATTTAGCTGGCGCGAAGGCGAAGTTAGCAGAAATTCCAGAAGTCGATATGGACATGATTATCAAGACTGTATCTAAGCTTGCGAAGATGCCTACTGAAATGATTGACATTAAAGAGAACGATGCAATTTCAACGCTGAATTCTAAACTCAAGGATCGTGTATACGGTCAAGCTGAGGCAATCAACACGTTAGTTGAAGCTATCGAAATCAGCAAGAGTGGACTTCGGGACGAGAGCAAACCAATCGGATCGTATCTCTCACTTGGTCCGACGGGCGTTGGTAAAACATTCCTTGCAAAACAATTAGCTGAGGCGCTCGGCGTAGAGCTTGTTCGTTTTGACATGTCTGAGTACCAAGAAAAGCACAGTGTTGCACGATTGATCGGTGCTCCTCCAGGATACGTCGGTCATGGCGAAGGTGAAGCAGGTAGTGGACAGTTGATTTCGAAAGTTGAAAACAATCCTAACTGCGTACTGTTGTTAGATGAGATTGAAAAAGCTGCACAAGAAGTCACGCAGGTTCTTCTACAAGTCATGGATGACGGTCGATTGACTAGCAGCACAGGCAAGACGATTGACTTTACAAACGTGATTCTTCTAATGACATCTAACTTGGGTGCGGCAGAGAGTGAAAAACTCAACATCGGATTCGGAGATCAAGTAAAGGTTGGCGAAGATGATGCAGCACTCAAGAAGCACTTTGCTCCAGAGTTCCGCAACAGAATCGACGGCATAATCAAGTTCAATAAGTTAGGCATGGAAGAAATGAAGCTTATCGTTAGTCGAGAATTTGATAAACTCAACGATATGCTTGCAAGCAAGAAGATTTCTGTATCGTGTCTTGTAAAAGCGCGAAACTTGCTAGCTACTGAAGGCTATGATCCGAAGATGGGCGCAAGGCCAATGGCACGATTGATTCAAGAAAAAGTCAAGCAGCCGATTTCGAAAGAGATTCTATTCGGTGATTTGCAGAATGGCGGCAGAGTTAAGGTTGATGTAGTAGACGGAGAACTCAATTTAACGATAATTCCTTCTAAAGCAGCACTACCTGCACCAACAGTTGATGAAGTACTAATCAACGAAGTAACAATCAACAAAGAAAACCCCACGGAAGACTGACCTCCTATTCGTCAAACTGTGGTAAGGATAGCCCTTCGGGGCTATCCTTTTTTTTGCGCGTCTTTTTGATAAATACTAACAATACTAAGCGTAATAGGAAAAATCATGGCAGTCACACCAGCTAGAAAGTCAGTTTTAATGATGTCCAACACAGGCCGTAATCATAATCTAACGGGCGATAAAATGCGCGCCGATGGATACTATGGCCGCACAGATGGAATTCACACAGTACAAGTCGTTGTTTCTAATTTTACAGGTAGCTTTGGAGTACAAGGTACGCTAGCAACTGAGCCTGCTGAAGCTGATTGGTTCGACATTAACTTAAACGTGAATCGAAATGTTGCTAGTGCAAGCCCATACGTATCATTTCCAGTCAATCCAGCGGATCCGACAGGCGATAGCGGAGACAACGCAACACAAGCATTTACTTTCGTAGGCAACTTTGTATATCTGCGAGCAATACTTGACCGTAGTACAATCGTTGAGCCGTCTGAATTATCTGCTACGACTGAGCTAGGCGTTATTAGTAAAGTACTATTGAGCATGTAAGGAGCGATATGACAAAGGAATATGAGTTAGGAAAGCAAGCATATTTAGGTGGCAAAACACGGGAACCTATGAAAGATCATGCATTCAAACAGTTAGTACAGAATGTGGTTTCAGCAACACACCATCCAAGTTCGCCAGGCGCGTCTATGAACGAATCACAACGACGTAATATGGAAAAGAAGCTTCTCGAATGGAAGCGTGGATGGGACGAAGAAAGAGCAAAGGTATAAACAATGACACGAATTAATGCAGGCAGCACATTAGCAAATCAATATGCACCACCGTTTGTAGTTAGCAATAATGTTACAACAAACTGGCAGCTACGTTGGAATGCAACCCTTATAGCATTTGAGGCATTTGACCCAAGTGAGAATGTTGTAGCGGCTGGCTTCGACTCAATTGAGCAGGCACTATTTAGTAACACAAATAATCAGCAAGTATTTGTTGTTCCCTGGGGCATAGATACAACACTGTCTCAGCTAGATCAAAAAGCTACCCTGTATGTCACGATCAACGGTGTCAAACAGCATTCTAGTGAATATACGGTTGCAACAGGCGTAAATTCAACGACGATTACACTCAACGGCACAACTGGCACAAACGATGATGTAGAAGTTATCGGAATGCAAGCAACAGGCGGAGCAGTAGTTGAGATAGGAACTTTTTTAGGCGACGGCAATCTAGGTCAATCTATATTATTAACTTGGTTAGCTCCGAGTGAGCAATCTTTGTTAATCACAGTCGAGGGCATTAAGCAAGACACTTCTGAATATTCTATCTCGTCAAATGCTACATTCACAGCAACTACTGTTACGTTCAGCGGCACGATTCCACTAAACGATTCGATTGAAGTTGTCGGCATTACGACAACAGGTGAGACTCCTGCAAGTCCTGTAAACGGCGCAAACTTGGGTGTTGGCGGTGAAGGCATCTTTGGAGCAAAGCGTCAAGTCGGCGAAAATCAAATTCTAGATTTTAAATCACTAGCAGCAGGCGCGAGAATTGCACTGTCTAGTGATGCGAATTTAATCACTATTGCAGCAGATGATATAACATTTGCTAATACTAGCGGCAATTCTGGACAGCAAGTAATTTCACCTAACGCAACGACAGTTGATTTCGGTGCTGCGGAATCGCTAGAGTTTAATACTCTAAGCGGCGGGAATCGTATTGCATTAGCATTAGTGAGCGGTGAACTTATATGGACTGTTGATGACGGTTATGTGAAAAATACTCCTGCTGCAGGCGCATCAGCGGCAGTCACTGGTGATAGACTCATCGGTATTACAGACACTGGCGTTCCAGTTACACTTACTCTACTTCCGATTGCAGAGCTTCCCGCAGGTGATACTATCACGATCAAAGACGAGAGTGGTGGGGCAGGAACAAACAGTATTACTGTTCAAACAGCAGGCGAAGGAATAAATACTGCCGCTACAACACACGTTATCAGTACAAACTACGGATACGTCACACTCTACAGCGACGGAACAAAATACTTCACATTAGCACAAGGATAACCCAGTGATAACTAGGATTAAAACAGATAACATCCTAGATAGAGAGGTCATGGAACAAGACCTCGCTGATGGTGCAGTTACTTTTGATAAAATTCAAATTCTCTCCGGTGGGGTCGCTGGTCAAGTTCTAAAAACAGATGGCGTGGGCGGAATGTTTTGGCAGAACGCTGCAGGTGCTGCACAAAATCTATCTTCTCTAACGGACGTTGATGTTACAACTATCCCGCCGATCATCGGTGATTCACTAGCATGGGACGGAGCATTTTGGATTCCGCAATCTCAAACAACATCAGGCATTGGGCTTAACAGCCTCACTGATGTTACACTCACAGCACCGCTCCTACAAGATGAATTCTTACGCTATGACGGATTTGGCAATTGGGTCAACGATAAAGTTTCAGCAGATAAAGTCGAGAACATTGCGACCGTAGCATTATCAGGACTATTAGATGATCTAGTTAACGTTAACGTAGCTGGCGCTACGACAGATCAACGACTCGGACTCGATAGTGGTGGCGTATGGCGCGCAGTAGACGCAGCAGATTTCGGCAGCATAGATCAACTCACAGACGTTGATACGACAGGCAAGGTTGACGGCGATGCACTAGTTTACGACGGCGGCACATTAACGTGGGGTGCAGTAACTATTTCTGGTCTCGGTGCTAGTAACAGAACAACTATCGTACAAGACATCCCTGCTATGTTAGCACAAAGCCTCAAAGTAGCTGACCAAACATATATTCTCGACGGAGCAACAGTCGGTGAATGGGAACTATATTTGCTACACACTTTGCCTGGAACCGTGATCGGAGAATGGACTAAGCTCGCTACAATGGATAGCGCAGCGTCAGACGCACGTACAATTGCTGGCGACATTGATGTTACTACGATCAGTCCTGTACTACTCGGCAATGTTAGCACAGGATCGCGTGTTACGCTTGTCAGTATTGACGTTAGCGTACCGTTCGAAACCGCAGGATTTGCTCCAGCATCATCTGTTCTCACAGTAGGTACAGACGGTTCGCCTACAACTAATACAGAACTTGCATCAGATTCATCAGATTCAGAACTTGACCTTACTACGATAGGAACATATACAATTGTCACTGACGTGGAGTACTTAAATGCTTCAGATACAGACATTAAGGCATATTTTGCTGTCGGTGATGCGGCAACGGGTAATGCTCGCGTCCTCGTTACATACGTGTAAATTACCACAAAAACGATAAATACACGTAGAGAAGACTACAGGGATTTAACTAATGGCAGACACAAAAAATTATGGCTTGAAAGGCGTTGGTGATGACGTTCAGTTTGGTAAGGCTGGTGGTCGCTTCGTATTCAATACAGGCGCATCTGATTTCCGAGCTACTACTGACGGCTCGACACTTTCTCACTTACAGGTTCTAACACCCGTAGGTGATACAGACGCAGCTACAAAGCTGTATGTAGACAACACAGCAGCAGGCTTAGATCACAAGGCATCATGTGATTGTGCATCTACAGCAGATATTAGTGCTTCGTATAACAGCACTGGCGGCAGCGGCACCGGTTCATTTTCATCTGTACCCGCAACTATTGACGGCGTTACACTTGTACAGGATGATCGTGTACTACTAAAGAATCAAGCAATACCAGCCGAAAACGGTATCTATGTTGTACTAGCAACTACAACAACAATGAATCGTGCTAGTGATTTTAATGAAGACGATGAAGTTACAGCAGGTGCATTTACATTCATTGAGGAAGGCACAGATAACGCTGACTCTGGTTGGGTACTACAAGGTCCAGATCCACTAAAAGTTGGTACTGCTACTAGCCCTAGTGATCTTAACTTTGTACTATTCTCTACATCAAGTGACCTTGTTGCTGGTGATGCTATCACTAAGAGTGGCAACACTCTTAATCTAGACTTTGTTAATGGTGGCGGGCTAACTTCAGCAACAGCAACAGTTGGTGCTGACCAAATTGCATTCTCTGATACAGGCAGCGCAGACGCAATGTTCTTGCGCTCATGGACAAACGTCCTTGCTGACCTAGACATTGTTACAGCAGCGGCTAACGGCATGCTCGTTCGTACATCAGCAGACAACTATGCTTCACGCACACTTACTGCATCAGCAGTGGCAGGCGACGAAGGCATTAGCATTGTTAACGGCAACGGTGTATCAGGCAACCCAACTATCGGCATTGACATTCTCGGGCAAACAAATCTAGCAACTGATTCTGTTGATGATGCTGATGAAATGCTACTTTATCACTCAATTGCTGGCGGCACAGAAGGTGTTGGCAACTATGCAGTCACCGCAGCCAAACTGAAGTCGTACATGAACGCTGGTACGTCTGCTTCAAGTATTACAGAAGGTGACACAACTCTAGCAATTACTGATACAGGTACT